TTCTTGTCGCATGTCTGCAATTATACCGCCAGCTGATCTCCAACTGCAACTCCATTTCTCTTCTTTTAAAATGGACCACATTTCACGTTTGATAAAATCGTTGTTGCACATTGCCGCATATAAATTCTGTGCATAAGATTCGCTAGCTCGAACTTTCTCTAGTATCCAATCAGTAGTCACTAGATCGTATTCCATATTATTTTTCATAGATTCAGGAGTTTGCCATTTTTTATCAGCATCTTCGACAATCTTTTGAAACATATCTAAGTAATCTTGATTAGGCTCTTCGCCATTTTCTTCCATGCGTTTTAGATAACCTTCCTTTTGAAAGGTGTGTCGTTCAGGGCTTTTGCTTGGTTTCATACTTTGTTGAATTGTTTTATAAACCTGTTAAATATAATCAATGAACTTTACAGAAATACCATTTGAAAAAATTGTGCGTTTTGGACAACGAACAATGTTGACTCGCCCGTTGTTTTCCACAAGCTGGATACTAGGACGTTTTTGCAATTACAAATGTAGTTATTGTTGGCCTTATGCACGTAGCGATCAACTTGATTATCAAAGTTTAGACGTATATAAGTGTACAGTAGATCAAATAAAAAGTCAAGCTCGTTTGAACGGATTTACCGAATTTCATTGGAGTTTCAGTGGAGGAGAACCTACTGCTTACAAAGGGCTATTAGAACTAACCAAATATTTAGATGATGGTGTGCAGACTCCTTATCAAAGTGTACACATGACTACCAATCTATCACCTGGATTAGAATGGTGGAAACGTTGGTCTAATGCTACTTCTATGTTAGCTAGACGCAGTATTACAGCAAGCCATCACGCAGAGTTTGCTAAAGAACAAGAGTTTGGTGATAAGATTTTACATCTAACAGACGAAAATGTTTTTGTCACTATCAATCAAGTAATGGTACCTGAGTTATTTTTTCAACTGTACGAAAAACTAGAACGCTTTCATCGAAGAGGAATAAACGTAACGTTGAAGCCGCAAAGCGATCCTACGGCTAGCCGTATAGTTGATGGGTACACTGACGAAATGACGCAGTTGATGCGTACAGGTTTCCCGCAACAGTCACAAGGTGAAGATATATATCAAATATCACTGTTTGATAAAAGTAATGAAGAATACCTATTTGATCAAGCTGAGAGATTCAACGCATTTGGATTTAATAAGTTTAAGGACTGGTCTTGCAATAGCGGATATCAAAGTGTTATTATAAGAAGTAACGAAGTTAAAAGAAGTTATAGTTGTCATGACGGAGCATTAGGAACGTTAACAGAAGGGTTTAATCTTTTTAAATCTCCTAAGGTTTGTATAACTCCTACTTGTGTAAGTTCTGCAGACAGTAAAATACCAAAAATAAAAAATGAATATTGACACAGAACATTTACATCATTGGATGCAGGCTATTAGGCAAAGTCCTGATCCTATGCGTACAATGGACGCCTTTTGGAGTGGACAGCTTCGCAGCAAAGAATGGCTTATAGATTGTTTAGATGAGCATGTACACCACAGGTGTGAATCTATTGCCAACATGATGAACAGACAAGAATATTTGAATAATAAATTTAGAGCTGTAACTGCTAACATGTGTGAGATTCGTAGCGACGCTGATATTTCTATTAACACTAGTTTTGAACACATATCTCAAGACGATTATGATTTATGGTTAAGCGGATTGAAGCACAACAGTTTAATAGTACTGCAAACAAATAATTACAAAATACCTGAGCATATTAGAATTTCTAAAAATTTAGAAGAATTTAAAGAACAAGCAGGTTTAGAAAAAGTTTTATATTCTGGAGAATTAGAGTTACCTTTATATAAAAGATTTATGATTATAGGATATAAGAATGTTTAAATTTTCAGAACTACACGCAGTTCATTTAGAAATTACTAATAATTGTCAAGCAAAATGTCCTATGTGTTCTAGGAACTACAGGGGAGGATTAGAAAATCCGTACATCAAAGTTAATGAATGGTCACTTGAAGATTTTTCTACAATCTTCAATCAAGAAGTATTAGATCAATTAAAGAGTATTTTCTTTTGCGGAAATTTTGGAGATCCTATTATCAACAACGACCTAGCAGAAATGTGTGGGTACGCTACTAACGGAAATCCAAATTTACAAATAAGAATACATACTAACGGCGGAGCACGATCTAAAGAATGGTGGAGGTCATTGCCCGCAAAACTTCCTAGAAATCATTTTGTTATATTTGGGATTGATGGACTAGAAGATACTCATCACATTTACAGAGTTGGTACTAAGTATCAACAGGTTATCGATAATGCCAAAGCATTTATAGATGCCGGAGGGATTGCAGAATGGGTCTTTATTAAATTCAAACATAACGAACACCAAGTAGAAGAAGCAAGGAAAAGAGCTAAAGAATTAGGATTCAAACTATTTACAGTTAAAAACAGTACTAGATTTTTAGAAGAAAAATTTAAAGTCCTTGATAAAAATGGAAACACTGATTATTACTTAGAACCTCCTACAAACAATCAAGTGACTTTAATTTCACCTGATATGATTAAAAATTATAAGGTATGGGTTGATGATTCTAACATTGAATGTTACGTTCAACAAAATAGAGAAATATACATAGACGCATACAAAAATTTATTTCCCTGCTGTTTCCTTGCATCTACTCCTTATAATTATACAGAAGAAAATGACTTTACGTTCCCTGTAAGACAAGAAGTAAAAAAACAGTATTCTAAATTAGTAGAATCGCTAGGCGGAATAGAAAATCTAAGTGCCACAAAGGTAGGTGTAAAAAATATACTAGAATCTAATTCTTGGCAAACTGTTTGGGATTATTACTGGAATGAATATAAACTAATTGTTTGTGCTAGAACTTGCGGAGTTAGTGCAAGCAAACCAATTTCAAAACCTAAAGATCAGTTCGTAGAAAGATCTAACCTTAAGGAAGAATGATATCTCTAGAGTGAAGACTTAATAAATGATTTCTATTCCAGTCTAACACACTGTACATTTCTTTATAAAGACAGTGTAATTGATCGTTAGACAGGCTGTTAATGTAATCAATAAGTTTAAAAATCTTTAATAATCTTTCTGCATGATCAGATTCTTCATCGTAAGACTCGTCCCACCATTTATCAAAAGTTTTAAACCCTAGTTCTTTCAAATACTGTAAAGTAAATGGGGCACCTATCATTATAAAAGGTGTTAGTGTAACCATAGAGTTAAATGTTTTTTCAGTAATTGTAGCAGTAGGTTGAAAAAATACTGATTCAGTAACTATTGCTGCAAACGAATCTTCAAAACTTTTTAAAAAGTTTTCTAAATTTCCATCCCAAGTCCACGGAAAGTTTGCAATTTTAGGAAATTTATAATTTTCAATTACAATTTTATCAATCTTATTATCAATGAAAAAATCTGTTTGATTTAAAATTTTATTTCCTTCTTTTAGATAGTACCAAGGTAAAGTTTTAAGCCAAGTGATATCTTCGCATATATTGTTACAGGAAAACGGCCAACTGTACTTCCCTGGCTTATCAGCTAGATAACACATTAGTAAGTGTCTATGATTAGTAAATCTATTTGCAGAACACCAAAACTTATATTTGATTTCATTTTTGGGCTTAAACAATTCTGCGTTATACTTATAACCAATTGATTCGGTTTGATTTTGAAAATCTAAACACTGTAATGTTAAATTAGGATAATTTTGAAAAATATATTTTGTTGTATTGTATTCACAACAATGAACAGTTATGCTAATTTCTTCTTCTCTAGCAAACTTATCTGCAACATCTAACACAGGAGTTCGCAATTCTGTATGAAGCTGGTCGTTGTATTCTAGTTCATTGTATTCTTTTACAGTTTTATCAGTATCTGAATAATATCTAAACCATTCAAACAAATATATTTCTATCCCAGTTTCTTTAAGTAAATGTTTGTTTAAATTGTGTTTAATGTTGTCTAAAGAAAATTCTTTTCCTTGTCCTATATAAACAATTGAAGGAACTTTAGTTCTTCCCAAAGCGGTAGATTCAATTATTTCATTGTCTAGTACAATAGTAGAAGATAACTCAAAAGGAAAGTTATGATAATAAATGTTTTCCCGCATATCAATGACTTCTAAATAAATCTAATGTGACACAATGGAACCCGCCTCCTAGTGTACGTTGTTGTCTTGCTGGCAGCATTGCACATTCTATTTTGTGCTTCTCTAATTCTTTTCTAAGTTCGTGTTGATGATCTGGTATTGCCGCTAGATTAGGATTGACAGAAAAGATATTCATAGCAACCCATTTGCTACTGTTACAATAGCCAGGGTAGTGTGCGACTTCGCCAGGGTCAGGTGCCCATACAACATCCCAATTTTGCAACGGCTTTGGTAATTGTTCGACACTTTTTATCCTGCTGGGATTTAACAGCATTAATCCTTCTCTTAGTAATGTAATAGTACTGTCAATGTGCATGTAACTATAGACACCTTCTAGTGTCCATACACGCTTGTTACCTACTAGATTTTGTAGATATTCTGCACCTTTTTTATTTCCGCTGTTGCTGACAAGATATATTAAGTCATCATTTACTTTTAAAACATTTGCAGCATCAAAACAAGGTTGTGTTTCATTTAATGCAAGAGTGTCTTTATCTCCTAAGCAATTTAGGTTGTATAATTCTTTATTGTAATTAATAGGTGCTTCAATATATTTTGCACCTAATCGCTCTAAAGGTTCAAAATGTTCATGCATAGCAAGATATTCTTTATGTCTTGCACGTAAAGGTTGCGGCGTTGCTAAAATTGTATCGTTATATACTATGACGCTGTCTCTAGGACAATAATTGTAATAATTAGGTAACGGAGTGCGTTTTGGTCTTAATACTTCTACACTTTCTCCTTTAAGAAAGTTGCAAAATGTTTCTAAGTCTTCATTGGCTTCGTCTATTACTTGTTGAGGATATAATCCTTCAGGAATGTCACTAGAATCTTTTTTATCTGCGTAATTTACAACTCGAAGACTTACATCAAGTTTAGGTATTCTTGCACCATCAGCAACACCTACAATAACTGTTTTAAGAGTATCCCACTCGTTTTTGCTTAACATTTAATTACCTCGGACAAATAAAAGATTAAATAGTAGCAGTTATTTAATTGAATACTACTATGCTTACACAAATTTTTTCAAAAGTAAACCCAGAAAAACTGTTACATTCTGTATATAGGCCCACTGTTAAGTCTAACAGAATAGACTTAGCACCTCCAGAACAGTTTTTGCAATTGTCAATAATCAATCCTTCACATGGAAAAAAATATGATAAGCACTATCATATATGGAAAACTCCTTCATTTGATAAGACTATTGCACAAGAATCATGGGTTATAATATCTGGTTCAGTAAGAGTCAGCTTTTATGATACAGATAATCAATTACTACAAGAAGAAATAATAGGGCCTGGAGAGTGTTCTATGACTTTTGAAGGAGGTCATACTTACGAAATCCTTGAAGAAAACACTTCAATCTACGAATTTAAAACAGGTCCTTATAACGGAAGAGAAAATGACAAACAGTTTTTTTGATAATAAAACAGTAGGTATAGCAGGCTACGGATTTGTTGGAAAAGCCACGCATCGAGGTATTCTCAACGACATGCCTGTATTAATTCACGACCTACAAAGAAATACAAACTTATCTGATCTCCAAGATGCTAGTACAGTATTTTTCTGTGTACCTACTGATAATCAAAATGATGTAAATCGTTTACTTAATGAGATTAAAAAATTAAAAGAAATTAATAAAGAATGTAAGATTATTATTAGAAGTACAATTCCCTTAGGAACATCTAAACGTATAGAAGAACTAATACAAGACAAAATTATCTATATACCAGAATTTTTCCGCCAGCGCATTTGGGAAGAAGAGTGCGGTCGCAGACCATTGATAGTAGGTCACAACGGAATAAATGTCAAAGAGTGGATCGGAGACGATGACTTTTTAGAATGTTCCTTAGAAGAAGCAGAACTAATAAAAATGTTCAGCAATAATTTTGCTGCATTAAGAGTTGTCTTTGCAAATCATTTCTACGAGTTAGCTGAACAAAGTAATTGCAACTACGATGTAATTACAAAATTATTTTCTAAAGTCATGCATCCTGAATCCTATCTTGAAGTAAATGAAGATTTAAGAGGATTCGGAGGGAAGTGTTTGCCAAAAGATTTAGATTTTATAATCAACACTTTCAATCAATTAGGATTGTCTCAAACATTATTTGATTCTGTTAAGAAAGATAACGAACAATGGAAAATTACCGTAAGAGAATCTTAATAACTGGTGCTGCGGGTCTTATAGGTAGAGAACTTTGTAATAAGTTATCTCTCAAGCATCATGTTGTAGGAGTTGATAATAATTTTAGATTTAATGACTACACTCCAGAAAACTGCTACTATGTTAAGAAAGATTTAAAAGAATTTATAGCATCTGCTGACAATGACTTTGACTACGTATTTCACATGGCGGCTATAAATGGTACAAGTCATTTCTATGACATGCCTCTAAATGTATTAGAAAATAATATTACTACAGATTTAGAAATATTCAATTTTGCCGGAAAAAATAAAAACTGCAAATTAATATATGCCAGCAGCAGCGAAATTATTGCAGATTCAAAAAACTTTCCTACGGCTGAAGAAACAGATGTTGTTAAAAAAAACATACACAATTCAAGATGGAGTTATCGATTACCAAAAAATGTATCTGAAAAATATCTATTCAACAGCAACTTAGATTTTTTAATTGTGAGATTTTTCAATGTCTACGGTGCTAACAGTACCAAAGGACATTTTATAGGTGATATTTTAGAAAAAATAAATTCTAATGTATTTGAAATACATGGGTCTAACGAAGATATGGCAGTGTTGATAGAAGAATTCCTGATATAACAAAACTTAAATTTTATTTTAAGCAATATAATCCTATATCTTTTAAACAAGGTATAGAGTTGATTCTAAAGTCTCGTCAATAACACTTAGTAAAAATAGTTATTCCGCTTTTTTCTTTATGTGTGCCAGCGCCCGCATGTAGTCTGTTTCGTTCAAACACAATTACATTGCCTGGAGTCCATTCTACTATATTTGAAACAGTTAGTCCATGAAGACTTTCTATATCAATATGATTTAAGTATTTGCTGTGCATTGCTTGATCAAACAATTTACTTTTATCATAGTTAACAATTTGAGAATAATCATAGCAACGATTATCAACTTTGCCAATTTTTTTATCAGACCTAGCTTCTATTAAGTATTCTAGTTCTTTTATCAGTTTGCTGTCCACGTTAAAGTCTGTTATAGATTCTGGAGAATCTATACATTGTTTATAAAATTCTCTAATATCTTTTACAGTTTGAAATTGTTCTTGTTTGTTGGGCAGTTGATATTCAAAAGGCGAGTTTTCTTTTTTGCTAAATTTTGCACTGTGTCCGTTCCAAAAGTTATCAAAGAATACAGTGTAAGATTCTCCGTTATTGTAAAGAGGAATTATTATTCCATGTCCAGTACTTTGTTCTTCAGTATCTCCGCTGTCAACATGTAACTTAAAGCTTATTTTAAATAGATTAAAAATTACTTCATCAACTTGATAATTGTAATCTAATACTGAGTCTAGTACTTTTTTAACAATATGTTGAGGCCATTGGTCCATATCCCACCTAGGATGCTTACTAGCAACATCTGGTCTTATATCAGACCGATGATCTAAAATATTTTGATAATAAATTAGTTCATTGATCTCTGCCGGAGTAAGGACATTTTTTATTTCAAACATATAAAATATTTATGGCTTAGATCTAATTAAATCTAGTGTAACGCAGTGAAATCCACCGCCTAGTGTTCTTTCGTGACGCATTGGTAACATAGCACAATCTATTTTATATTTTTCTAATGCTTTTCTTAAAGGTTCTTGACTTTCTTCTACAACAATTAAGTTAGGATTAATCGAAAAAACGTTCATGTTCATCCATATGCTGGCATTGCAATAACCAGGATAATGTCCTATATCTATAGGCTCAGATGCCCAAATGTAATCCCAACTTTGTAACGGCTTAGGTAGTTGATCTATGCTTTTTATTCTGCTGGGGTTCAACAACATTAGACCTTCTCTAAGGAGGGCAATGGTGCTGTCAATGTGCATGTAACTATAGACACCTTCTACTAAATGTACTTTAGCATTGTTTCCTACTAACTCTTGTAGATAGGCAGCTCCTTGTTTATTGCCACTATTGCTGACCAAATAAAACAGATCTTGATTGCATTTTAAAACATTAGCTGCATCAAAACTAGCTGTAGTTTCTGTTAGTGCCAAGACATCTTTGTCTTGTACACAAGCTTCGTTGTATAGACTATCTGGATGGTCTGGTCTATTTTTAATATATCTAACTTCTGGATATTTTAAAAAGCAGTGTTCTAAGGCAAGATGTTCATTCTTTCTTGCTCTCAGCGGTTGAGGTGTTGCAAGTATTAAGTCATCATAGACTAATACGCCATCCCTTGGGCAATAGTTATAGTATTCTGGAATAACACCGTCGTCGGGTCTAAGAACTTCTATGTTTTCTTTTTTTAAAAAATCACAGAACACTTCTAAATCTTCATTGGCTTCATCTATAACTTGTTTTGGATAGAGTCCTGTTGGGATGTCATTTATGTCAGTGACATTTGCATAATTAACTGTTCTAAGGCTTAAATCTACTTTAGGAATAGCGGCGTTTGTTGCACTACCTACAATTACAGTTTTTAAAGGATCCCATTCATTTAAACTTAGCATTTATCATTTTCCTTGTTAAATACATTTATGCAAAATTTTGGAAAAACACCTGTGTCTTGGAATATAGAAAATTTTAAAAAATTACCATATAAACTCGATCCTGATTTAATAATGTGTGAAGAATACGTAGCCGTAGGTCACCATTTAGAATCTATGAAGTTTTACAATTGTTTTGAAACAGACATAGGATTTCCTTTAGATAGTATTGTTAAAAATTTTGATTTTTTATCTAACATTCGGATCGCAGTAAATCTGTTTACACCCGGACAGTACATTCCGTTGCACTCTGACAAGTACGAAAGATTTAGCAAACTTAACAAGCTTTCAAACTTAGATTCTGTTGTTAGAATTATTCTAATGTTAGAAGACAATGTGCCTGGACAGTTTTTACAAATTGAAGATAAAGTAATTTATTCTTGGCAAGCAGGAGATTGGTTTGCGTGGAAGTCTACTGCCCAACATGCCTTTTATAATTTTAGCAAGCAGAACAGATATTCTCTACAGATAACCGGAACATTAAATTAATTAAAAATAGGTAATAAAGAAAGATCAGGGTAGTCTGTATAGTCTACTGTTCTTGGAGCAATGTCTTTAACTTTATTAAATTTTTCTATACCAGCAGCAGCAGTTTCTGGAGTCATATAATAATGATATCCCATGGTGTAAATTTTCTGTTCAGCCCATAACACATCGCGATCTCTACCATCATAGCTCATTCTTACTAGTTGATCTCTATCTTCTTTATTATCTAATAGAATCATCCCTCCTCGGCCTAGTCCCAAATGCTTACGAAACTGAAAACTTAAACACATATTTGTTCCGGAAATGTAACTTTGTTCTTTCCAAAGAACCGCAGCATCTATTATGTTTGTATTAGACAAATAATAATAGTCTTGCCATTGCTCGTCCTTCCATTGCCATTCTATGTTTAATTTCTTTAAAGTCATAGGCACTGAAACATATGTATGTTTTGGACTACTGCTTGTTTTGATGTCTTGTAATCTAAGACATAGTTCTATTGCATGAGTGCAACAATCTGTAGCAACTGCATATTTAGAACCATAGTACTCGGCTATGGTATTTTCAAATTGGGTTATAGTATTAAAGCTCATGACAATATTTATTGTTTATAATTTAGAGCATTTTTTTTAATGTTAAATAATGGTATCAACAGGAAGAATAAATGATTAGTATCCATAATAAAATTCTAAGCAACGAAGAAGTAAAAATTTTATTAGACTATTTTCAAAAAGACGATGAAAAAGTAGATGCAAGGCCGGATGTAAGAAGTAAGCATCCTATATGGGAAGAGACAGATTGGCCAGAATATATTATTCAAAATGCATTAACTAGAATATTAAACTACGATTACAAGGTAGAAGAAGTTGTATTTTTTGAATCTAAAATAAGCTATAGCCTTCATGTTGATAGCGGAAAATGTCCTAAATCTAGAACAGGAAATGTTGTTATATTTCCGTTAACAGTTGAAGGTCTTGGTACAACTGCGTTGTTTAACAATTTTTGGAATAAAGACAGCACTAGATTTAGTAGAGTAATACTAGAACCTTTTGAATATAATTTACCTAATAAATTTAATGAATTGACTTATGTAAAAGATTTAAGAGAGTTGCTAGTAAAGTGTAAAACTGATCCGTTGTCAATTGAAGATTTTAATGTAGATAGTGCATTTATATCTACTATAGAATATCTTATTGATGCTAGACAAGACAAAAAAGTTAGTAAAACCGACGGAAGGTGTTACGACTATACTGATATTGTTAATTGGAAAGCTGATGAAGAGTTTGATAAAACATTGCATCAACAACATTTAAGTCATATACCAATTGAAACTTTACAAGGTCTTACTTTGAATTCAATTGTAAATTGGAACATAGGAGACTGCTTTTGTTTTGAAAGAACAAGATTACATTGTGCAGGATCTGGTCACAAAGTAAAAACAGGATTAACAATTTTTACTCAACGTGCTTGACTGTACATTTCCAATATTGATTTTTTCTTTGATAGTGATATGCAACTCTAAAGAACTCTTCTTCTGAAAGAATACGATGATCACCTGTATGATTTATTTCAATCACTGATGATTCTTGCCCTAATACTATTTTCGTAGTTTCAATATCTTGGCTGTTGTAAGTAATAGGATATTCTGTGTCTTTATCAACACAAAGTAAAATATTTAAATCTTCTAATGTTTTATTATTTAGATTGTATGTAACTTTTAAAAAATTACTTAGTTCATCAACAAACTGTTGTCGGTTTCTATGAAATTTAACACACGTAGCTGACTTGTATTCCCAATAGGTGTTATTTAATTTCGTTCCCCAAAACTCTCCGTTAAGTATAACATTTTCTATATTTTCTTTAGTTAAAGTATGCTCAGAGTAAAACAGCTTAGGTTTAGCTTGTTCTATGTAGTTTATAAGATCAGATGTAAAACGAGTTTCATTAATTTTTAAAACATTCTTAACATACTTTATTATGTGATGAGCCCATCCGTAATAATACATCACAATTATCCAATGTGAAAACATGTAACCTTTTATTACTTCTTCAAATGTTAAATGCTTTGTTGAACAAACAGTTCCCATAGTTTCAGTAATATAATTTTCTTCATCTTCTACATTTAACCAAAATGTGTCTAATGGAACTATCTTAGAAACTATATCTTTGCTTTTTAAATACTCAGGATTACTCATTGGAGCATTAGGAGTTAATGACAGTGGATGAATCATTAAGAAATTTTCTTGCCCCATATCAATTAATTTTTGTATGCCTGTTATAAAGCTATCAAGAGTCTCTTCAGGCATAGGCCATATTAATTCAGAGTATGTTTTTATATCATTTTCTTTAAAAAAATCCATTGACTCTTTAATAGTTTTTTCTTGAAGATTAAATCTATCAATGGCTTCTAATGTTTTTTCATTTAAGCTTTGTAGTGCAAATGTAATTCCTTTGAACAAGTTAGTGCCTGCTTTTTTGTCCAAGGAAGATATTTTTTTAATTCTTTCTGTATTATTTTTTGCCCAGTCTACATCCCATACATTAGGATATCCAGTTTCTAATTTTTTCTTTATAACATAGGCAGTTATATCATAATCTCTTTCAAGCATTCCCCAGTTACTATCGCATATTGACACGTATTCAATTTTGTTTTCTGAAATCCAATCAATTTCTTTATAAACTCTTTCAAGGTCAAACAGCTTTACTTTATTCCAATAGGAACTGCCTATATCGCAAAAGCTACAATGATAAGGGCAACCTCTTAGTGTTTCATAAGTTACTTGCCATAGAAACTTTTTATTATGTCTTTTTTCATAATTTTCCATAATAAAATTATTAAGATTCTCAGTTCGATTTATTCCAGGTATAATTTTTCCAGGAAGAGAAATTCCGCCAATGTCATCAAAGTTTTTAGAATCTAAATTGTTTAAAATAGATGTTAATGCGTTTTCGTTTTCCCCTAAAACTGCTATGTCAAAACACTTATTAGTTTTTAATAAAAAGGGATCTGTTGTACTAACTTGAGGCCCGCCTATAATTATAAAACTTTCAGGCCATTTTTCTTTAATTCTTTTTGCAAGTTTTCGATTATAGTTCCAATTCCAGATATAGCAACTCATAATAACAACGTGAGGTGTATCTATTCTAGAAACAAATGACTCAATTGATTCTTTTTCTATTAGTACGTCTTTTAAAATAAAATTATTCTTAACAAAGTCGTTTTCAATCGCAGTAAGCCAATGATAAGATATAGCAAGTGGCAAAAATTTATTAGGGCCGTAACTGTCAACGACTTGAATCAAATATACATTTTTCATATGTATTATTTATTAACGCATTTTTTTAGAAGTAAATATATGATGTTAACTACAAAAAATTTAATAGATTGGGATAAAATCATTTTCAACATCAGTCCTGAAAGCGGTGATCCAATCACTATGTCTGCTGTGCTAAACAAATCAGAGCACTCAAGGACTGACAAACAACTTATGTCAGACTATGAAGAAATAGCAAAGACATGGCTAAATGCAGGTTACAACTTAGAAAATATCAAATGGTATGATTATTATCCAGGGGAACATTTTGATAAAAGTATAGAAACTGCTTTTGAAAATTTAGTAAATGCCAAAGCTAGAAGAGTTTGGATTAGTGAAATAATGCCTGGAATAACTTCGCCTTATCACTGGGACGTAGAAGACTATGAGCAACAATGGCTTAGTGAAGGTAATCTAGTTAGATATACTTGTTTTATAGAACAGCCTACTGATGGTCACATTTTTGTATTAGAAGATCAACACTTTTATAATCCCGAACAGCATTCAGTAATCAAATGGGAAAATCATCGTCACTATCACGCTGGATCAAACTGCGGATTTAAACCCTTTTATCTTTTTCATTTTGTAGGAACTCCTAGATGATCAATTATATAGGAAACTCTAGTTCTATTATTAATTGGCAAGCACTGATAGACAATTTAAAAAATCAAGAGCCTGCTTATGTAGGCCCTAGTCACAGTAGAAAAGATAATATTCCTGGAGTTCATAACATTTTAGATAAGTGGGATGCCGCAGGATATGTGTTACAAGAAAATGGCGGCACTGGTTCGTAGGACTTACATCTTATAACAGTGCATGGGTCAGCAGAGTTAATCCAGGTATGGTTGTTCCTTATCATTGGGATGTTCATGACAATGAAGAAGAACTTTCTAGAATGGGAAATTTTAAAAGATGGCATTGTCACATTAGTGCCTCGAGTTTTGGTCATGCATTTTTTGCAGACAATCAATGTTTTTATAATCAAGAGCAGGGTGCGGTTTACGAATGGGACGATAGGCGACATTGGCACGGTGGAATAAATTGCGGACTAGTGCCAAAGTATGTTTTTAATTTTTGGTAATATATGGAAGAAATAAACGAATACTGGGAACAACCAGAAGAAACTAAAATTGGTCATTGGCAAAATGTCATAAAAGAAAAAACAGGAAGTTCTACTTTCTGTGCTTTACCTTGGGTACACTTTGCTACACGACCAAACGGAGATATGCGTCTTTGCTGTTCTGCTAACGCTAGTGGTGCTGGTACTGATCATGAAGTAGGTCTAGTTAAAAATGAAAGAGGAGTTCCTGCAAACTTTGGCAAAGAAACACCTATGAGTGCATGGAACAATGAATACATGAAGGATGTACGTTTGACTATGTTAGAAGGAAAAATTCCTGCTAGTTGTCAAAAGTGTTACAAAGAAGAAAGCAAAGGTGTTGCTAGTAAACGTATTTGGGAAACAGCTTATTGGACGTTAGACGGTGTTGACCTAGAAGAACTAGTAAAGCAAACAGAAGAAGATGGAACTATACCAGAAAAACTAGTTTATCTAGATTTAAGACTAGGGCATACTTGCAATCTAAAATGTGTTATGTGCAGTCCTCATGACAGCAGCTTATGGGTTCAAGATCATAAAAAAATCTATCCTTTGTTACAGCATGATGCTTTAAAAAATCAAATGGGATGGGATCAAAAGAGTTTTAATAACTATTGGCATGAGAATCCAGACTTCTGGAAAGAAATGTATGCACAGATTCCTAATCTTAAACAGGTGTACTTTGCAGGCGGTGAACCTCTTTTAATTAAAGAACATAAAACTTTCTTAGAAGAAATTATTCGTCAAGGATATGCTGACAAAATATTGATTAGATATAACACCAACGGACTGCTAATAGATGATACTATAATAGAGCTATGGAAAAAATTTAAAAAAGTTAAAGTTGGGTTTAGTATAGACGCATTAACTGATAGAAATTACTATATTAGATTTCCTAGCGAATGGAGTAAGATAGAAAAGAATCTTCATATATTAGACAACACTCCTAGCAATATAGAAGTTAGCATTGCTACTGCTATACAAATTTTAAATATAAAACATTTACCAGAATTTGCCAAATGGAAGATTCAACAGAACTTTAAGAAAGTAAACTTTGAAAACGTTACAGGAGGCATACAAGCCGGCGGCGGAATTTTTAATATGCATTTGTTGTATATTCCTACTTTTTTAAGTATACGCTGCTTACCTAACGAAGATAAAGCAGAAGTTAGAAAACTTTTTGGAGAGCTTGCTAATTGGTTGTATGTAAACTATAGACAAGATGAAGATTTTTGGAAGATTAATCCTTACGGATGGAAACGTTGGCAAGCTGTGTTAGATTTTATGGATGCCGAAGATCACACACATTTGCTGCCTGCGTTTAAAGAATACATTGAAAATTTAGATCCAATTAGAAAAACTAATTTTAAAAACTATTTTCCTGAACTAGCTCACTTAATATAATGAAAAGAAAGATTATAAAAATTACCAACAATGTAAGTCCTAATGTTTTTAGGCTTGAATGGGTAGTGGGTAATTTGTGCAATCGTAAATGCTGGTATTGCTTTCCCGGAGCAAATGAAGGAACTTATCCTTTTCCTTCTGATATAGAGCTCATAAAGAAGAACTTTACTACCATGTTTGACAGTTACAAGGAAAACGGTATAGATACGTTTGAAATATTACTTACAGGAGGAGAGCCTACTTTATGGAAAGAATTTCCTGAAGTACTAAACTTTTTTAAAGAAAACTATAATGTTGTAATACGCACATTAACTAACGGGTATAAAAAATTAGATTGGTGGAAAGAAAATGCAAAATTTTTCGATCATGTAGAGATATCAGTACACAATGAAAATTCTGATATAGACCATATAATTTCTGTAGCAGATTACTTATTTGAATCTAAAACTATGGTAGTGGCAAATGTTTTAATGGATCCTAAAAACTTTGATGTTTGTAAAGACATTGTTGAAAAATTAAAGACCAGCAAACACCCATGGCCTATTATAACTAAAACAGTGTTCTTTGAAGGTATTCCTGACTATACAGAAGAACAGTCTTTGTATTTTAAGGGAACGTTAAAACATAGACTTCCTGACATAGAACAAGTTAAAACATTCTTTAAGGGTAGAATAGAAGGTAATAGATATCAAGTTACTTACGATGACGGAGAAATATTTGTAGTACCAAATGATAGATGGATAGCGTTAGAAAAATTAAATCATTTTTACGGATGGGAATGTAATTTAGGTGTTGAAGCTATGCAAATTACCAGTGAAGGGATACTAACCGGCGGGTGCGGCCAGCAGCTACACGGAAGCGATCATCACTACAATATTTTAGATCCAGACTTCAGTAATAAATTTAAAGCTCCAAAAAATCCAATAACCTGCAAACAGATTACTTGCGGATGCACTACAGAAATACATATTAATAAATCTAAGTTAAATAATATATAATGGAGATTTCAAATGGGTAATTTAACTGATGCCGCAAAAAGTGCCAATCACTGCCAAAGAAATTGGTCTAATCGTTTAGTAGACGAAGATATAGTACAAGAACTTATAGGTGTTGCTACTAATATGCCTACTAAACAAAACGAAGAATACTACGGATTGTTAGTAACAACAAATCAAGAATTTAATCATACTGTTTATATGCACTCATACGCGGTTGCAAAAAACGTTATGAAATTACCTTTTGAAAGACGTCACTTAACTAATCACAATACTCAATTAAGAGCTCCTTTACAATTTCATTATCTTGTTGAAGCTGGAAAGAAATTTCAACACGGACAGCTTGAAAATGCAGGATTTTTTAGCATAGGAATTAGTGCAGGCGCACTAGGTTTAGCAGCTAACTCTCTTGGATTAAAAACAGGATACTGTGTTTGTTTAGATCATCAACCTATAGTTACCATGATAAATCAAGAATTTAATACACCTTATACTGGTATCTTATTAAGTATAGGTATAGGATATCCTGAAGAAAATCTTAGATGGAACATTGGTCGAAGACCAGCTGGACAAACTTTTGTTAAGCCATCATATAAAAAATCTATAAAAGTTTTTAGGAAGTAATCCTATCTAATAAATATTAGAAAATAGGACTTTCGCGATGAAAATAAGCAAAATACCAGGACTAGGTAGATTCGGTGTCTACATTGATAATGTCGATCTTAATAACATTTCAACTGAAGAATGGATGGAGATTGGAAAAATACATTTAGAGTCTCTAGTCACTATAATTAGAAATACAGACGTAACACCCTTAAATTACTATAGACTAATGATGCAGTGGGGTCCAAGCAGATGGAACCGCCCAATTTCATTTTATAAAAAATACGGTAAGCCGTTGAAAGAATTAGTATTAAACAAAGAATTGGACGAAGAAGATCAATTGGTATTTGATAACGGTCGTAGA